TTCTTTTCGTATCATTTCTCGCACATCATCTAAAACCATATCATCATAATCTGTATCTCTTTGGTTAAAATTGTGAAATGCATTCTTTTTAGGTTGTTCAATCGACCTTGATGGTTTCGGTCTGGCGGAATCCTGAGTTCTACTCAACCAACCATTAATAAATTTTTCTACACCTCTTTTTGTTTTCCGATTATTAGGATGTGCATTTAACCAGCCAATCATCTTTTTATATTCCTGTTCGATGTTTACTGCCGGATATAATTCTTTATATTTATTTATCTCATCCTGATAAACAGGATAATAAGTTCTATCGTTCAAAATAAGTTCAAATACCGCTGGCCTGACCGCTTTACCTGAAAGCGCCGGGCATATGGTTTTATTTACTTCTTTTTCCTTTCCTTTACTTTCCTTTTCTTTTGCTGGACTTACTTCTGAATTATCGCTAATTTCTTCGGAATTAAATGAACTAATTTCTGAATTCTCATGATTTCGTGGTGAACTTAATAAGAGATCCCCATTTTCATCAAGCATCCAGTATTCATCGCTATATAGTCGTCTCTTCATTAGCTTCACAGCTATCTTGTAATAGCGTTTTTGAATTCCAACAGAGGTAATAATATCCTGCAGCATGAGGTCTTTACAAAGAAGTCCTAAATCAGCACAGTAATCTATTACTTGCACGACAACATTTTTGTTTTTAATCCACTTATTCCCTATACATTTAATGACCATTCTTGATAACTTGTCTTTGGATATATTTACATAATAGCCATTAGAATAGATTATAGTTAATATACAATCATAAACCGTTACTCCCAACGGACCATATTCATCAAGTAAATCAAATATCCTATCATTATTTGTATAGAAATCAACCATCTTAGGGAAGTAATCAAGTCCTTTTTTATTTGGAGCACCTTGCGCTGCCAATAGAACCACCCTCCCTCACGTCTAAAGACGCTTTGATGCATTACATATTCCACATATAAGTGCTAAATTATCGAAACTGTTGAGTTGCATAAATGGGTTTATCTTTTCCATTGCGTATCGTTGAACTGATATAATGTGATCAATTTGTAAATCATTTGCATTCCCGCAGATATAACACTTTCCTCCATGTTTCTTATATAAGATTTTGCGAACATCCTTTCTTCTTATAAATGAATCTGAAGAATTTCGCAAAGCACTGTACCTGATCCTATAATCATCAGAATGAATGTTTTTGATAGTAGTGCGACAAGGTTTCCATCTTGGTTCTGATCCCATCTTCTCAATTACCACTTTCCTTCCCACAATTTTTTTATATCCCCCGCCCGGTCAGAAGCGGGGGCAACAATACCAATGGCTTATGGTCGTGACACACTTAAACCACGGAGGTAACAATTTAACCGATTACGGTAATCTTATCCTGGAGACTTTCGTCCATATCTGCAAGGTTACTGGAAATGAAATTTTTGATATTTAAAATTGCTGTATTCTTCCAGATACCGCCCTCGGCTTCAACGAGCTTAAACGCTGGAGCTTCTTTGTCACCAATACGAAATACAAATTTGCTGGATGGCTGATCCACTTCCTGGAATGTTCTGTACGGTATTAATTCAACCGGGTTAGGAACAATAACGTTTTCCTGAGCGGCAACTCCTACTGTCATAGTTGCAATTTGAGTGCAGCCATCATCAGAATAAGACTGATCATTTTTCTGCTTGATATTACCTGTAGCTTTTAATAGAACTTCCAGATCATCATTCTTTTGGAAATTCGCCTGCAGCTCAATCATCATACGCTCCTGGTCATACCACTTATCAAACTGGAATTCGGAAGTTTCAGCAATGGTTTCAAATAGTACCTCTCGTTCCCTTTCGGCATTGAGAGCTGACATCAATCGCACCTGTGTTGGGCTGACAATATGTACAATCATATTCCCCGGGAATTCTATATTACAATCTCTGATATAATCAATCATGGCCGACAGACTGGATGCACTGATAGCCGCCGCCTTTGGAGCCTTATCATATCGTGTAAGATTTTTAGTTGCATAAGTCTTACCACAGATTTCCTTCACTTCTATCTGCTCTGCTTCAACTGCTAACCCTGCTACATACTGTAATGCCTCTCTTGTTGCTTCCATAATTCAAATCTCCTTTTCTTTTTATTGTCTTGCTCTTGCTGATCTTAGATCAATCGGGCCTCTTGCTGGTTCGTAGATTTCTCCTGTTTCTGTATCAAATCCCTGGTCAGGCTCCATATTGGGACGTACAACTTCTGTTTGCACCGTATATCCTCCGGTATTGATTTGCATAGGTGCATCCCGGCTGCCGTGCTCTCTAATCTCGATCCGTCCAGAACGAATATCTTGACCAATCAGTAACGTAGTTGTTGATTTATCAAAACCCGCAAGCTTTGTATTTACCTTGCATGAAGTTGTTAATGCGCCGCCACCCGTAGGTTTAAATGAAATCTTAATCGACATTTCCCTGACTGCCGCCGGGTCCATATTGGGATCCATAATGTTGTGGCCGATCTGCGCCAAAGCCATACGGAACTTTTCGGCCAGTTCGCCATTATTCAGATTGTCAAATGTAATCACTCAGTCCTCCTCCTTCCTTTATTTGGTTTTATCAGTTAAAGAAATCATCTTCGGCACTCTGTCCTGACGTTTCCTGAACCGTCGAATCATCTGGTAACGTATCCGGTTCACCTTCAGTCACCTGATTTTCTGGGATTGCATTATCGTAAATCTCGGGTGATTCTATATCCACATATTCCTTTGTACCGTCATCACGAATTACGGCCATATCTGAATCAATGGCTTGAATCATATCAATACTCATGATTCCCCATTTGCTTATAAGCTGACGGAGCATAGTCTTATAGGCCATACCATCAAAATCTGTATACCAATAACTTGAATATTTCCAGGCCTCCTTATCTGGATATTTTCCGGCAAGGAAATCATCATAGGATACCCTACAGGCATTTGGATAGCTGCTTTCCACAGCATTAACATGGAATGCCTTGCTATAATGATCCGCATGTGCAAGCATCTTCCGCTTACTCCAATAGATAGCCTTTTTAAATCCATTAGTGTATTCAAACATTGCATAATAGCCTATCGTGGGAGCTTCATCCCGCAACCATTCTTCAATTAGACTGACTTCAATTTCTTCATTCATAGGATCAAACTTAATTAATTCGCCTTCTTTGATTGCTAAAACATTCAATTTTTTATACTGGCTACTTCTGATTGCAAGCTGTATATACCCTTTGTACCCTAATTGGAACTGCGCCTCCTTTACTCCCTTCCTCTTGTTATCATATGGTACTAAATAGAATTGTCCTAACTGCGGACTGGGTGACAAATTCAGTGATTCGCCCAACAAAGCTGCACTTAAAATACTGGAATTGGTACACTCCTGCAGCGCCGGTGTCGCTTGGACAGCAGAAATAATACTTGAAATAAATCTAGTACCATTTTTCCCTCCGACCACACTATTAATCTGATTCTTTACAGCATCCTGTGTCAGATATGCTGTTAAACCTATTTTTTGAGGTTGCCTTTCTAAACTGTTATTAACTGCCATTCCTTATGCTCCTTTCGGTACTCGTCCATACTGGATGTTATTTTCTTTTAAAAACTGCTTCAATAATTCCATCTGCGCATTAGTTACATACACCCGGAAATCCAGGTGAAAAACATCTGATGTGATTTCGGCCTTTTGACTTCTTACAGGGTTTTCTAATCCAGTTATAAGCGGTTTTCCTGCGTTGGCCATCTTTGCCGCCTCGGCTTTCATAGCTGCTTTTCGCTCTGCCTTTTCTGCTTCTCTTTGTGCCTCATACTCTTTCCGTCTCTGCTCTGCTGCCTCCAAACGATTCCGTTCATCCAATGTAGCGGAAAGGTCGTAAGTCTTCAAAAATACCGCTTTCATATCTCCTGCATAGGGTGTATCCATTTCGTTGATAATTGCCAGACCTTCCGCAACTCTTTGAATCAGATTGGTAATATCTGCTTTGATGGATTTTAATGTTGTTCCAGAGTTGGCATACTGAGGTTTAAATACTTTCTCGAAAGGCAGAAACTCAGCTAAATCATCAATATTATCTTCATAAATCTCCCGGACTTTAGCCGTCTTTTCTTCCCGTTGGCGTTCCTCACACCCCTTTATCTGGCTGTCAATATTAGTGATGGCACGTTCAACCATACCAGTGAGCATTTTCACTTCCTGACCGAATTTTTCATCCGGAGCAAGGAGCTGTTTTCTTATCTTTGTCCGCTCCCCATTTATAGCTCCAATGAACTTATTTAATTTTGCCCGATCTGCCTTAGCAATCTTAATGGAATCATCAGAGTAAATACATGATTCATAATCTTTTACGATGTCTGCAAGCTCAGCCTTTAATTCCTCATAGTTCCAATCGATATTTTGGGGGAAACTATCCTCATGTGTATAAATTTTCAATTCCATATAAAATCACCTATATTGCCGGAAGAATTAAATCAGGTCTCCGATCAGCTTTAACGTAATTCCAAAATCGCCGCTCTGCCTCAATGACACGTTCTATATCCTTTCCGACTTCCTTTCTTTCGATAAAATAATGTTTTGTTGTTAAATTAACCTTTCCATCACGCTCATATTTAAGCTGAGCCTTGAGAACTGCAAAATCATACTCGGTAACCGCCAGATAATGCAAAACCTGTATGTAGTAATTTCCGGGTATCTGGTCTTTCCATTGCTCCCACTGAATCGACTGTAATATGTTTGTTGTTTTAATTTCCAGAATCCCCTTTCTGCCCGCTAAATCTGTCAATCTTCCATCCAGAGAAGCGTGCATCCATGGGTAATTGGTATTCAGGAACATATTATGTTCTTCGTATGCGAGCCGATATTGCGGATAATCCAGTAAAAACATCTCTCGCAAGTAGGGTTCCGCATCAATCCCATATCGAACATAAGGTTCATTAGAAATATCGGTCAGCTGGCGTTTCCCTGTCTTTTCTTCCCACAGTTCCACATTGCTCTTATATGGATTCATCCCCAGACAACAGGCAGCATCCGAACCGCCTATATGATTTTCTCTAGCCTCAAGCCACTTTTCCCGCGTCGTAAGGATCAAATGCTTAACCGACATAGCATTTATGTCCTTCCTGCCGGATGTATTGAATCTTTTCCGGCTGTTCCTGGGATTGTTGAT